ACGTTGACGGCTTGTGTTATCCACGTTGCATCAATCTTCATTTTTGTGTACCTCCTGTGCGGGCGTTCCGATTGCGTTCTTCGGACGATTTTTGTTTGCGTTATCGAGATAGTGAACAGTCAAACCGTGTCTGTGCGCTACCTCAAGCACAAGGAATGCGAACGCATCCATATCGAATTCATTGCCGTAAGCGACGTGGGATTCAACGTCGGCGACAAGTTCTTCGAGCAAGTTGCCCGATGCTTCTGTCGTTTTGGGAGTAACCGAGCCGCTACCCTTGCGACGTTCGATTTCACGTCGTAAATACCATTCCGCTTTTTCAAGGTCTTCAACCGTTTTTGTAGGGTCTTTCTTCCCGGCGCGGGATATGTACTTCACGGCGTTTCCGAGATGGAAGCCCAAGCCCTTGTCTTCAATAAAGTCGATGACTTCGATTTTGCCGTCGGTGTAATGCGACGGATGATTTACGTTGTCGTTAATCATTGTGCTTGCCTCCCTGTGCCAAACGCGCACACTTGCCGTCCTGATACGCCATACAGCGTTCGCCCGCACAGTAGCCGAGTTTACCGATAGACTTCAAGCCGTTTCGTATAAGAATCAACTTGTAGGGGCAGAGTTTCTTTTTGTCTTTCATTGTTATTAAGTCCTCCTTATGGAATTTAATTTTTCGTACAATTTGCGGGCAAAATCGTTGATTTCTTCCTGCGTGTAAGTACAGTCCACGTCAAGCCCGATTGCCTTATCCAAGTTGTTCGTGATATCAAGCATTTCTCTATCCGAATGCTCGAATCCGAAGTATTCGCAGATTGCTTCGTGAATCTCTGCGCGGTCGTTGCTTGCCGAGCAGTAGAGACTGCATCCTGCAAGGGAAGTCAATTTCGCGGCGAAGCAGATTCCGTCGATATACTCCCAGCAAAGTTGAATAATATCTTTTTCGTTCGTTTTCATACCGCGTCGTCCTTAAAGAAAACGCGGGGGTTGCCGTAGTCGTCGTAAATGACGTACTCGTTGACTTCGCAGCACTTGATTTCTGCCGACCAATAATGACAATCGTCTTGACAAACTTCGCCGTGTATCATAGGAAGAATAGGCAGGTCGGGATTTTCCGCAACGAGTTTTAACAGTTGCTGTGTAGGTGTAAGTTCGGTTTTCTGTTCCATTACATTTTCCTCCCGCATTCAGGGCAATAGTTCAAGGGCATATTTGCAAACGTCGTATGCCCGCAAGGAAATTCTTCAACGCCGCCTGTATAAATTGTGTCAACGCAAAGGGCAGCGGAGTATTCCGTTCGGTGGGTCTCGCGGTGTCTGCAATATTGTTCGTTATCCTTTTCAAACGCAAGTGTTTTACAGAATTTGCATTCAGTCTGCGGTTTTTCGCCGCCCAAGTCTAAATGCTCTAACAAGTCCAAGCAGATATAAAAAGCGTTCTGCTCTCCTGCATAGTAACGACAACTGCGGTCTGTCGGGTCGAGTTTTGCTTCTTCGTTAAAGCAATCTTGCTTTAATTCGTAAAGAATGTTCTGTAATTCCGACAGCGAAATTTTTCGATTTTCGTCGTCTAAAATTTTATGAAGTTCTTCAAAGGTCATAGATTGCCTCCTAATACTTGATAAAGTTTTTGCCATAAAGGGAATTGAGTACGTCGAAAACGTGTTTCATTCCCAAACCATCTTTTGTGGGTTTCCATAAGCCGTCGGTGTCGTATGCGCCACCGCCCAAGCAGTATTCATATTGTCGCGGATGGGTACGCTTTAACCTTTCAAAACGGCTTTCGTCTTTATCGAGATGCGCTCCGAATCCGCAGAAGATACAGCCTGTTCTATCACAGCCGGGAGTGCATAATTTTCCATTACCGTTTGCGAAAGGTTGTCCGTAAACGCTTGCGATTTGCAAATCGTTGTCGAGTATGTATTGCAGAATATCTTGTTCCGTCCAAAAACTCAAAGGGTTACTAACCTTGTGTTTTGCGTTGAACGCATTGCACCCATTTTTCAACCACGCGGCTTCGCGCACCATACTTTCGGTTGTCATCGTTGCAGTAAAAGGTACTTTCCCGGTTTTCTTTTGGAAATCAAACATCGGGACTTTCTTCATTACGTTGCAACATAAAGGCGAAATTGCAAAATCGGCGAAAAGTAAAGATTTATATTTCGGCATAACGAATTTTGAGTTCTTACAAGCATTTCCGTACCTTTCTAACATTGCATCGTCGGGTAGAATCAAGCCCATTTCACTTGCTTCGTCCACGTTAATACCGAGTTCCATCAAGCGCAACGAATATTCGTTTTTCCGAAGACTGTTTTTCCCGCCCGATATGGTGTCGGCTTGCTTTTTGCCGATAACAGGATAACCGTATTTCCGTATCACTTCGTCGAATCGCATTTTAGGGCGTAATATTGTTACGTTGTCGAACGTCTTGACGAATGATTGAATTTCGGGGAATTCAAGTCCTGTATTCACGAATACGGCTTCGATATTCGGGTACATACTGCGAACGAGATGCAATAAAACTGTGCTGTCTTTGCCGCCGCTGAATGATATGTACACTCCGTCTGTTCCGTAATAGTCAACCCATTCTCTGATACGAAGTTGACTTTTACGGATTTTCATATCAAGCGGGTAGTTTTGAAACATTTTTAATTCGTTTTTAGTAGGCATTTTATCCTCCGTTAAGATTTCAGTACGATTCCCTTGTAGTAAGGGTAGCCGTCGCGCATACAACGATATCCGACCCATTCGGGATGCTGTTCAAGCCCTGCGTTGAATTTTTTCGCCGAACAGGTAAAGTAACCGTTGCTTCGACACCACATTTTATAGGCATCGTATAGAGCCTTTGCCCGCGTTCCCGATTCTGTCGTCTTTTGACAGCGTTCCTCAAGGAATTGCAATACAAGGTCGTTGTCCTTTTCGTACTGCTTGATAACTTCGCGCATCGCATCGTTCATTTTCAGTCCGAAGCGTTTGTATTTGAAGTAGCCCGACAGTAACCAAGTAAAGATACCCTGCATTGCTTCTTTTGTTTTGAACACGTCTTTCAAGTTCGCATCGCGTTCCTTGTCGGAAAAGTGCTTATTGAATTCGATTACGCGCACCCTGTCGGAAGCGAACAGACTTTTATCCTGAACGGCGGGCAGGTCATTACAGGACAACCACATTGTGAACTGCGGCAGGAAAACCATCATAGATTCGTACAGGTTACGAGCGGCAATTTCTTCGCCGCCTGTAAGTTGCTTGATAACTTCTTCGTCGAGTTTGCCGTACTGATTGCTTTCTGCCATAGAAACAAAACGCTTACCTTTCAGGGCGGCGATTGTAGGACTTGCCGCTTCCGCGTTCTTCGCCCGGTCTGTCTTGCAGATGATTGATACAGGGCTTACGGAAGCGTAATCGCCAAGCAGGTGGTGGATAGTGCCGAGAAGCGTACTTTTGCCGTTTCGGGTCGTTTTACCGTACAGAATGAACATACATTCTTCCTTGCTCGTGCCGAGCATAGAATAGCCCAAAGCCCTTTGTAAGTAGTCCGCTTTTTCCTTATCGCCGCTTGTAACTTCGTCTATGAACTGCTCCCATCGAGCGCAACGCACGTCTTCTTTCGTGGTGTACTCGAAATTGGTACGCATCGTTAAGAAGTCGCGCCAATCGTGTTCGCGGAACGTCATTGTTTCAAGGTCGTAAGTTCCGTTAAGGCAGTTGATTAAATTCGGGTTGGAATCGAACGTCGTCGCCGATATGGGCTTAACGCCGGTTGCATCTTTCATAAGTCTGTCGCGGAAACGTCTGTCGCCCATTTTAGAGATAAATTTGAAGTATTCCTTGCGCTTTTCTTCGTCCGTGATTTCGCCGCAGTAGAGAAGCATAAGGCGCGTAAATTCTTTGATTTTTTCCGCGACAAGTAGAGAACCGACGTCCTTTTTCCAACAACCGTTGTCGTAGGTGTACCAACTCTTGCTTTCGGGGCAGAAGCGCGTATCGTTCTCGTAGCATTCCGAGAACAGTTCTGCCATACCGCTTTCATCCCACGAATAGCCGCTGTTATCGAGTTGCTTCGATTCGGGGTGTACTTGTTTTATGTAAAACATTTTTTTCGACAACGCTTCCGAGATTATGTATTGTCCGTTTTTCAATCGGAATAATTCGGGAGCGTTTATTACTTCATTATCCATTTTGCCGTTTCTCCTGCATAAGTGTTTTTGCTTTAATTATAGACCCGATAAGGGAGTAGAGCCGTCCGTCGTTCCCATACGGCGCAAGCCTGTCGCTTGCAATCGTATAGTAGGTATCTTTGATTTCAATGCCGACAGCGTTCCTGCCGTTCTCTAACGCAACGAGCAGATGACTTCCGCTCCCCATACAAGGGTCAAATACGGTGTCGCCGGGATTCGTATTATCCAAAATCAAATCCTGTAAGAGTTTGTGATTTTTCTCCGTCGGATGATATTTGCTTGTGCCGTTCGGATATTTGAATACGACGTTCTTACACCGCGCATTGAAGACTTTCGAGCCTTTCTTTTTGAACCATACCGCGAATTCCACGCCGCTTAAATAGACGTATTCTCCGTTCATCGGAGAGGGGTTGGATTTTTCCCAAACTATCGGTCTGACTGTACCCCCCCCTCTAACCGACGAGAAGAATTTGTATATTTCGCTGAACTGCTCTCTACCGCAGAAAACACAAATATTGTTTTTGGTAACGCGCAGGATTTCTTCAAGGAATTTATGTAAGTCGAACGTAAGAATATCGGCGTGTTCTTTATCCAATTTCCGCAAGCCGTTGTCGCCGCGATTCACTTCGTTATACGGAATATCCGTAAGCGTGAAATCCACGCTGTTATCGGGCATTGTCGGCAGTACGTTCATACAATCGTTGTGTTTCAAGGTAACTTTCATAAGAGCCTCCGCTGCCCCATAAAGGGGCAGATTCCAAAAGATAATAGATTAAACGCAAAAGCCGAAAGCCACGCCGTCACTGTAACTCGCAGGGTAGTAACTGGCACTACCGCCGGTAATGACAATGCAAAAGCCAGCCGAATAACTCGCATTAGGAGAGCGCAACCACCAAATACGGGCGTAGTCCTCGCTGTTTTTGAACTTGCATCTGTGGTGTTTTTCCGCGTAGTAAGGGTACTGTTTGCCGAAATTGTCGTCCGAATATTCGGTATGCCCGAAAACTTCGATTTCGTTAAACAGGAACAGGTTGTCAACCGTTTCTCCCTTATCGGCAGGACTGATTGCGCCCTGCAAATCTTTCGGAAGCATATTGCAAAGGAAGTGGTCGAGACTTTTGCGCATTTCGGATTCTTTCCATCCGCCTTTGTTCGTATCGTCTTCGTTCATACGCGCACTTTCTTCAAGCAGGTTTACGGTTGTAAACGTGATAGGAAGAATATTGCCGTCCTTGTCCTTATCGTGATAGAACGCCGCGATTGCAACCGTCAAAGTCTCGCCGTTCGGCAGCGGAATCTCTTTTCTGTCGCCGATGCGGAAGTACGTCTGCGCTTCGCCGCGCTTACCGATTTCCTTTATTTCAGCCCACGAATAATCGTTCAGGGCTTTGATTACAGGTGCGGAAGCGGGGGTTACGGTTTCGGGTTTACCCGCCGCCTGTTTCTTTTTATTCGTGGTCTTTTCTCTGACGATAAACTCGACCTCGAACGTCTTCGTGAATACGATAGAATTGTTATTTTTCATCGTTGTTCTCCTTTTTATTTTCAAAATATTTTCGCCAACACTCTTTGGCAGAGACTTTGTTACAGTTGTTTTCACACCATTCCACGTTGTTGCCGTGCATAGTGCCGTCTAATCCGTTGTCGCAGGGATAACCGAACAATCGCGCAATTTCTTCGAGCATAAAATCAATCATCTTTGATACCTCGTTACGCTGTTTACAATCGTTTCGATTTCGCGTGTCGGCAACTTTGGATTACAGGCTTCTTCGTTACAACGGAGCAGTTCCTTGTAGATTTGCTCTTTTGTGTACCCCCGATTATGTAACTGCCCGGCAAGGGAAGTAAGCGATTGATTACGGCATCCGCGCTCGATAGGGGGATATATCGGCTTCAAAAGAATCTTGCCGTTTTCGGGTTTGGTGTAAATCGGGGAATAGAACGCGGCGGCTTTTGCGCTACCGTCATTGACTTTCTCAACTTCGGGGAAGTATTTCTCGACGATATAATCAATCGCTTTCTGATTTTCGATTATCTCCCCATAAACGAGCGTTCGCCCGGTTGTAATGAACCACCTGCCCGCCTTGTAGATTTCCACGCCCTGACGGTTGTTTCGTCCGTTGAACGGCAAGTCTCCCTTGAGGTAAACGTGAATCCCGCGCCCGCTCCGAGATTTTTCGGTAAAGGACTGACACGCTTTCATTATGTCGATACTTAAATCCGATAAGAACCCGGTAGAATCAAACCCGCAATCCACGTCTATACCGACAATGCCGTTATCGTTGAATACGAATCCCAAGTCGTCATAAACGCCGCTCTGCACCGCATTCAACGCCGTCTCGTAGTCGCTCCAAGTGGTCGGGTCGTTCAGTAACGCGCCTTTCCGTACTCGTGCGTTCATAGGGATTTTGGATTTACTCCACGCGCATACCCATTGCGGCAAGGAAGTTAATTCTTTGGGAAGATTCTGATACGGATTCATTACGCCACCTCGATATCCTCAAAGATTACAGGTATAATCTGTTTGAGTTCTTTCAGCAGCGCGATAGCGACTTCACGCATTTGCGGATGCGCGGCGGGAGCAGTTCTCAACTTGAAGAAGTGCCGCCATTCGCGCAAGTTCGCCGTCATAATGATTTCCGTTTTGAGACTGTTCGGAAGTACCGAACGCGCCTGTTGCGGCGAACAGCCGTTATCCAACAGCGCAAAGTATTCCATCTCTGCGGCTTCACACGCGGTCTTCCAATAGTTATAAGCATCCGTTCCCTCGTCGAAGAAAAGGGGCTTAATAACCGTGATTTCCGAACTGAAATCGGATTTCGCGTAATTGCAATATCTCGTGCTTTCCTGACAGAACGAAGCGATGCGGTGTCTGACGATTTCGTGCGAAACGCCCCTGTCGCAGATGAATTTGACAGTAAAGCCGTAATGTTCGATAACTGCTTCGTGTCCGCGTTTGATAAGCGCACGAACAAAGTTTACGCAACTGTCGCTCGTGATTTTGCTTTCGCTCTTATAACACACACGCCCGCAGGTTTCTATGTGTTTGAGAATTTGGTCTCCGTTCAGCGGAGTTAAGATTTCGTAACCCGGTTGAATAATTCTCATTGTTTACCTCCTGTTTTATTCTTGAATTGTTATTTCCAATGTGCAATGCTTCCACAGATAGCCGCGATACAAACAACCGCGCTTTACGGCATCGTAGAATGTGCGGTAGTCATATCCGTAGCATTTGGCGGCAATGCGAATTGAACTGAAAACTTCTTTTATTTTGCCTGTCTTCGGATTCACTTTAACGACCGGCTTTGTCTGCACCGTATTATCCTTGAAGAACGCCCGCGTGTTTTCCTGATGCGTAACCCATTCAAGGTTTTCAACGCGGTTGTCGAGTTTATTGCCGTTGATGTGATTCACGACAGGTAAGTTCAACGGATTCGGTATAAATGCTTCGGCAACGAGCCTGTGAATCGGTCTCGACTTTCTCTCGCCGAGCGCATTATGTAAGAAAACTTTGTTATATCCACGTCCATTTGGATGTGGCGTAACGGTGCTTCCGTTGCGGAAAACTGTTCCGTCGGCGCATACCATATAGCCGGGATATTCCGATAATTCCATTGTCATTGCTTCCATACGCAGTACCTAATCCTGTAACGACCTTATGATTTGAACAAAATCTTCAAGGGAGCAGGGGCGATAATACAGCCCCTTGCTCGATTGAATTTTCTTTTGATGCAATCTTTGTTCGGGCAGGATATTTTCGTATTCGCGGCAGTCAAAAGCGACAAACTTTCCCTCCAAGCAGATGATAAGGTTAGGACTGTCTTTCGTGCCTTGCGCCGCGCGGATAGCGATATGGTAGATACCCTCCGACTTGCAGAACTTAATGCAGTTCTTTTGAAGATTGCTCTCTTTCATTGTGCTTACTTCCTATCCAAAATCGCGCTTAAATCGACTTTTCTCTGCGTGGGCGCGGAAGCGGTAACACCTGTTGCGGCAGCGGGCTTTTGCACCGTAGAAGCCGCAGGAGAGGGTTTAGCGGCGGGAGCAGGGGTAGCCGCTCCGTCGTCGAAGCCGTCTGCCGCGTACTTGTTACCCAAGCGCGAGAACGTAATTGTCTTCGTTGCATCGTTCTTGTTCGGAACAACGTCGTGCGTTACTTCCGCTTTTATGAAGCGACCGACCAAATCCTGTTCGTCGATTTCTTCGAGGTCGAAGTTCTGCAACGCGGTTTTGGCGAAGAACGAGAAGACGTTTACTGCAACGTCGTTTGCGCTTCCGTCGTTCTTAATGAACGAGAATCTTTCGACGTGGGTATAACCCTCTTTCGTCTTTAACGTGATTTCCATTTTACCGAAATCTTCTTTGTACTTAACTTCCGTGATTTGGAAGATATGCGTTCCCTCCGGAACGAGCGAGAAGCCACCGCTACTCAAAGGAATTTTTGCCATTTTTACTTGTCCTCCTGTTTTTTAATGAGATTTGATTTTAATGTATAAGTTGTTTTGGTAGTGGAATATTTTCCTAACAAACCATCTGCTTCGAGTTTTGCCTTGTCGATTTCGGTAGAATCCGAGCGCGAGAGCGAGAATTCGTAGGTAGAGCCTGTGAGCGTAACCTTTTTGTCGCCGTCGCGGAATTTACCCATCGCATACTTTTTGATTTGTTCGTTGAGATTCTTCAACTTTTTGGTATCTTCGTCGAGTTCGTCGGCATTTACCTTGTCGATTTTCGCTTTCAGTTTTTCCGCTTCCGCGATAACTTCCTGAATATCCGTTTCGGGATTGAGATTGTTCGTGCGAAGCACTTTGAGAATGTCCGCATCCGCTTTCTCGTCGTATTCAGGGGAGATACCGCCGACAACGTGTTTATGCCACCAAGCAAGCGCAGGGTCTATGTATTCCGCTTTGAAATTCGGATAGCGTTCGCTCATCTTGAAAGGCACGGTTATCGTGTTCTTCGCGGTAGGAATGAATTCTTCGGGCTTTTCGTAGTCCTTGTCTTCAAGGAACGAGCAGACCATAATTACGTCGTCCGTACCGCAGAGATAAGCGTACAACGCGGCTTGCAGCGCATAATATTCGGGGATTTCGCCCTGCCAATCTTCGGCGCGTTTCGTGGTCTTGAATTCGAGAACTGCGGTCGTTTTTCCGTCTCTCTGACGAATGCTATCCCACATACCGCCGAAGATTTCAACGTCGCGGAAGAAGTCTCCGTAAGTCTTTTTGAAGTAGTCCTTACCGAAGATATCCGTCGGCGTTTTGATATCCGTCATAAAGTACGACTTCTTCATATACGCGATTTGCTTCGGTTCGATTGCTTTACCCGCGAGAGTGTAAATCGTGTCTTCAAACGGTTCTTCGTAGGTCTTCGTGATTTCGCACCACGTCTTGAAAGGGGTAGTCCAACGGTTGAGACCGAATATCGCCGCGAATCTCGTGCCGGTAAGTTTTTTGGGCTTCTTCGGCGGCGTTATCTTTATCTGTTTACTTTCGAGCCATTCCATTATTTCTTTCCCTCCGTAGGTGCGTTTACCTGATTGTAGGATTCGACGAGTTGCGCGAGTTCGTTAATGAGTTCCTCGCAAGCCACTTTCGATATGTTCGTGAGTTTGTCCGTCTGTAAAACGATTTCCTGCACGAGCGATTCTTTTTCGGGGTCGATATCAAGTAACTGTTGCATTACTGCCGTCAACGCTTCGATTTGCAGGGCATCTGCCTGTCCGTCGCTGTTGACGATTTCGCTCTTGATTTCCGCGCGTTCTTCGGACGTTACAGGCGCGGCGGGTTTCTTTTTCGCGGGTGCTTTGGGCGGCTTCGGGGGTTCTCCGACTTCCGCATCGAATTCGTCGTGTTCGACGATATCGAGCGCGGTCATATAGAGATATCTGCGCTGATACGTTTCTGCCGAGCCGAGATTTTGCATCGCGTTCGTAATTCTGCCGCCGGTCTTCGATTCGATAGAATCAAGTTCTTTCATAGGCGACTTGAAGACGATAGTCTGTTCGGGGTTGTCCGTATTGACGACCGTCATTTGCGCGTATTCGGTCTCGAATGTCGTAAGGAACAGAAGACCGAGTTCGTTCCCGATAGAAGTTGCGGTCGGAACGATATCTTCCAACTCGAAATACTTGAATTCGAGATGACGGTTGATACCGCTCTTTTTCACACTCGCCTCAAGGAACATTTGCCTTGCTTTGAGAAGTTTCGCCCACACGTTCAATTCAGCGGGGTTACTTACTACCGTCTGCGTTTTTGCCATTTTTGTTATCCTCCAAAATTTTTAAGATTTTTCTTTCAATAGATTTGGTCTTGCGACCATTCGGCTTTTTGAGTTTAATGCCGAGAAAGTCGTTGATTTGCTTCTTCGCCAACCGAATGTACCATTTTTTGTCGATATCGTCGGTTGTCAAGGTGTTGCGGTTATCGACAATGCAATGCTCCGGGATATTCGGAATCTTGTTGTCGTTTTCCTTAACCGCGTGGATTTTGATAAGTGTACCGAACGAATAGTCGCTCGTCGCATACACGCGATTTACGCGCTGTACAGGTATGCGTTCGCCGTTGACGATATGGAACGAACCGATATACTTGCTCGACACTTTCGATATGAGTTGGAACGCGAGAATGTCTTTGCAGCCGTTGATTGTTTCTTCGACCGGCGTACCGTTTACGAAGTAATCCTTGATTGCTTTCGCAACGATTGTCGCATTGTTGTTGATATTCCACGCGCCCGCTACCGATACGCCGCGAACAAGCATTCCACCTTTGATTTTCGGGTCTCCCTCAAGGGGGATTTCAACGTAGTTATTTACGTCCTTTTGCACGATTTCGCGGATGCAATCTTCTTCGAGTTCAAAACCTGTGCGGTCTTGCCATTCCTGACAGATTGCGTTATAAGTGTCGATATCGCAGTTATCAAGGCTTACCATAATGCCGTCGGTGTTCAACTGAATGACTTTTAACGTCGGGCATTCTGCAACCAAATGATTCGTTAATTCGAGCAGCCGTAACTGTCCTGTTACGCATACCGACCTACCCATAAGCGGGTCGTAAAGGTCGTTGTACTTGTTGAGCATTGCGCCGTAGGTTGTGTTCGCAACGAGTTTCAGGGCGTTTGCTGTCGCTTTGTCGCCCGCTTTCTTCGCCCGCATTCGCGTTTCAAGCATATCGGCATAGATAGCGGGGTCGGGAATGTTGCGGCTACAATAGCCGTCCAACGTCATTAAATGGGGGTAGTAACTCGCAACGTCGCGGTTACGGATAGAACGCTGTTCGGTTGCTCTCTCCCGATAGGTGGGGATTGCGCCGTGTATGCCGCCAAATCCGATTGTGCATTCGCAGTCGCCGATAACGAAGTCGTACTTGCTTGAAAACAAATCTGCATCCGTAATCCGCTTGTCGTGCATTCTGTCGAAGAACTTGAATACTTCGTCGGGAATGTATTCCCTTAACAGATTGTCGGGGTAATAATATTCGCGTTCGTCAAGGCGTTCGTCTTCGGGAGCGCGGGCGCAAAGGTAAGTAGCGGTCAACTTCGCGTTCGTCATATACAAGGCTTTCGGGTCGTCAAGCCCTTTCGAGCGACCAAGCGTGAGTTTATTCTGCAAATAGTCTCCGCGCAGTCTGAACAACCTTTCCGTCGCATCTACGTCATACTTACAGTAGAAAATTGTTCGTTGAAGTTCGTCTTCCGTAAGCGCACGGTCGATATTGAAGTCAACGCTCGTTTCTTCGATATCAATTCCCAAGTGGGCTTCGATTGCTTTCAGGGATAAGCCCTGTTGCATATCGTTCATAAGGTCAAATGAATCGAAGTAGCACCTGCACCCACGAATAAAGGGATGCGCCCAACCGTTGTTACCGCTTATGATATAGTCGTTGATTTCTTTCACGGTAAGCGGGTCGGCATCGCATAAAACGGCTTTCAGAATGTGATTATCGTAGTTCTTGTTGTTGAACCCGGCGAGAAGACGTTCTTCACTCATAAAGGCTTTTACGGCATCGTTATCGTTGTGAATTATCGTGTATGCACCTGTCTCAACTTCCTTGAAGACGAATAACCAATCGTGTTTGAATACTTCGCAGTCAAATATGTACATTGCGGTTTACCTCCGTTTTGTGCGTAGCAAATGCGCCCTGCGGCGTTTGTTCTTCATTACCTGACTGCGCTTCGGCTGATATATCGGATTCCCGATAGGCTTGAATGTAATCAAAGGAAAGTAAGTATCGCTCATTTTGCACCTCCTATTCGTTGTAGTAGTTCCTTGCGGAATGCTGCCGCTATGCCTTGCATTATGTACATCACGCAGGGGAGAGCCATTCCGTTACCCCACATTTTGTATTCGGCAGAATCCGAGTGTTTAACGTCGTCGCACCACCAATCGGGCATACCCTGTAATCTTGCGCATTCAGTCGGAGTAACGCGACGTACAACCCATCTTGTGTTTGCGAGAGTGGCAACGATTTCGCGTTCAACGCCGTTGCGTTCGCCGCAGCCTTTCCAATAACTCGCATCAAGCGTTCCGCTCTTATCTCCGTGAAGACCGATAGGGTAACACACCGCGCCCGGACCTTTCGCAACTAACGTATGGGCTATGCCTTTATCGTCGATTCCGATATTGTATTGTGCATTCTGCCCCTGATTGAAAGCCGCCCTGTCTATGGAGTACACGACACCCAAACTCGCTTGACCTGTTTTACTGTTTCCCGCCGAAAGGCAGGGAGTATGGTTTTCTTCCGAAATAGGGTCTTGCAAAAGGTGGATAGCCACACAAGGAACGCCGTCCTTATCGGTATGCCCTGCAAGCAAGGATTTCGCTTTGTCGCCTGTAAGCGTTTGATTATAGGTGTCAACGCCTGTTACGACGATTGCGCTGTAATCGCTTACTCTGTTGTTGTGGTCGCCTGTAACGGTTGGAGCGATATCCCCATTGCCTTTACCTCGTCCATCGAAACATTTCCCTGTTGCATAAGAGCCATAAGTAGAACCGGCTTTAATTCCGTTCCACGTTTCGCGGCACGTCGCAAAATTCCTCTGCAAGCCTTTTCGCTCAAATAGTATTTCTCCGGCACTTCGACCTCCAAAATCTGCCACAAGGAAGATTCTTCGGCGACGTTGGGGGATTCCCCAAAATTGAGCATCGAGAACTCGCCAAGCAAGGGAGAATCCGTCTCCCACGATAAGCCCTGCGGTTCGCCATTTACCGTCGCTCCCCCCCCTTGCCGTAGGTCGAGGAATAAGGGTAGAGCCGTCTTTGATTTTGCAGAATTCTTCGAGGACGATGCGGAAGTCTTCGCCTTTGTTTGAACTGAATGCGCCGGGTACGTTTTCCCACACGGCGTAGCGCGGATATCTTCCATTCGTTTTACCTCTCATTTCTTTGATAATTCGTATTGCTTCCAAAAACAATCCCGAACGCTCTCCGTCCAACCCTGCGCGTTTACCCGCGACGGATAAATCCTGACAGGGAGAACCGAACGTGATAATGTCCACAGGTTCAATCTCTTTGCCGTCAACCTTTGTTACGTCGCCGAGATGCTCCATTTTCGGTAAGCGTTGTTTTGTTACTTGTAACGGAAACGGTTCGATTTCACTCGCCCATACAGGCTTTAATCCGCTTAATATGCCCGCAAAGGGAAATGTTCCCGCTCCGTCGAAAAGGCTTCCTATCGTCATTTCCTGCCACCATACAGCACCCAAAGGGCGTACTCGCGTTTGGTAAGCGGGAGACAAAGAGTGATTTTTGCCTTTATACGTTTGAGTTCGTCTTGCAATTCTGTGATAGTAGTCATAGCATTATCTCCTTATTCACTTACGAAGTAACAGCCGTTCTTCTTGTAAGTGGTACACCGCTTTTTGTATGACTTCACGAGATAGCGGATATCGTCAACGAAGTCGTAACAAATCGGTGGATTCTTGTCTGCTGCCGTTCGAGCAATGCGCCCGATACTTTGCGTAATAACGGCATAATCTTTCTGCGGCGTTGTAAGATACAGCCGTTCCAAACAGGGTATATCCAAGCCCTCTTTTGCGAGAGAGTACGTCGCAAACAGATATTTCTTTCTGCCTGTACGCATATCTTCGATTGCCTGTCGGCGTTCTTCCTTGCCTTTTTTCGTCGTCATTTTGCCGCTAATCATAACGGCTTTTGAACGCATATCGGCGGGAAGAAATCCCATCAACGCTTCCAAGTGTCCGAGCCTATCCGAGAGAATGAGAGACGGAGCATCTTTGTTTTCTTCCACGCAACCCATAATCAACTTGCTTCGCCCTGTGTCTTCGCATAAGTGGGTTATGAGATTTGTGTAGTTCAACGTGCCGTCCGTATTTAAGCATTCCCGCGTAAGCCCTGTTCCTGTGCCAATCGGGAGAATCCCGACTTTCATAATCTTGTCGGCTACCGCGCTTTCAGGCACGTTGTAAATTACGTCTCCGAGTAATGCGTAGGTCGCCGCAATCATTCCGTCGCTTCTGTGAACCGTTGCCGATAATCCGTACTTGCTTCGTGCCGCAAGGCTGTTCAAAACCTTGTAGAATTGCGTAACGGCGGTGGGAGTACCTGTACAGCGATGGCATTCGTCCACGATAATCAAATCCCAAAAATCACGGTAAGCGGTCAAATCCAAGTTGCACATAGTCTGTATTGTCGCAAACGTGATTCCTTTACCGAGATTGACTTTGCCCTCCGTAATCGTTCCCATCAACGCCTTGTCTATGTACTGTTCGGCGCGGGTCTTACTTTGGTCGAGCAAATCTTTCGTGTGTGTGAGCCACAATGTACGTTTACCGAGTTTCGCTATTACCGCGATTCCCATTTGCGTTTTACCGCTCCCGGCAGGACTTTGGAGAATTCCGTAGTATTCGCCGATAACAGCGTTTACGGCTTTCTCTTGATAGTCATACAAGGGAACATTGCAGTTGTAATCCACGTCCACAGGCTGCCGAAACGTCGTTGTAACCTGCCCGCCTCCGATATAGGGGTAAATCGCCCTCAACACACCGAACGGAAGAACAAGTGAATTCCCGCGAACTTCGTACAGCCATAATTTTTCGGGAGTGTTTCCCAACCAAAAGTGCATCCGTAATTTTTGCGCGTATTCGGGATTCGGTATGACGAGATTCTTCTTGCACCAAGCCGTCAATTCAGGGGTAGGATTGTAAACCGTAATTGTGTTACTGACATTTACCAACATTCTTCCAACCACCTTTCAAGCGGCATAAGGTATTGCTTGATTGCTCTCGTGGATAAGCCCGAAACGGTCTCTCGCAGGTCTGTTAAAACGGAATAGGCAACCATATAGATTTCGTCGGCAACCTTTAAGGCGAACCAACCTGTGCCGTTTCCGCACGTTTCCCACAACTGCATCGACAGTTCCTGATTGTCTTCGATTCGACTGAATTTGAATCCCGCCGCCGTAGAACATACTTTGCAATCAATGAGATATGATTTGCCATCCTTAACCGCTATTACGTCTGCGGGCTGTCCTGCTTGATTTTGTGCAAGGTTGTGAACCCAATAGCCGCTCCCTGCAAGTACCTCGCAGAATTCCGCTTCAAAGGAATTTCCAAGTTTTTTATTTGTCATAGTCTTACCAAAATTCCTTGCAGCAATGGTCGTAATCGTTGAGTTCCAAATCGGTATCTTCCGCGCCGGTAATCTCAATGTTCTCGACGGCTTCTTGTACGCGCTCGACAACGGTCTTCTTCAAGGCTTCGTAGGTTTCTTCGGAAACTTTCTCGCTATCGAGCAGGGGCTTGATTTCTTCGTCCACCGCATCTTCGATTGCGCTAATGAAACCGCGCTCTTTTATTGCGTGAATCACGTCGCCTTGTACGTCGGGCAGGTCAAATATTTCGCTTGCTTTCGTGCATTTGCCGTTATCGAAATACTTACACCAACGGCACTTCTTATACATTTCGTCTCTGTTATCGGGCATTATGTAATCCTCCTTAACGCTTACGCTTACAGCGTATTATTCTTTCCACAGTTGTTCTTTCGGCAGCCCGCCATTCCTGTTCTCGTTTTCGAGCCGCATCGTTTTCGGCTTTCCAATCAAGGTAACGCCGACAATCGGTGTGGCAGCCGATATGACGTTCTTCGCATTGATAGCAGGGGCATTTGTTAAGCATTTCCATTTACCTTTTTCCAATCGTAGGGGATTCCGTATCGTTCGAGAAACCATTTCTCAAACGCCGCGCGATTCTCCGAATTCTCGAAAAAGGCTTTGGTCGCTTTGCAAATCAACTTACCGATTTCAACTTCGGCGGCTTTCGCAAGCACAGCACTCATTTCGGTTTTCCCATTTTTGCCACATAGTCGTTCAGAATCTGCAACGACGTGGAAATAATCTTTTCAATCTTCGCTCCCTTGCGAGAACCGCTTAACGCCGAACTCAATTCCGCTTTGTCAACGGAGATTCCGCGTTCGGCAAGACGGTTAATGAGCCAAGTTTGAGAGAGACTGTTTTCCAAAAGCAGTACGCGGATTCTATCCCTTTCTTCTCTTAACAACTTACTTACCTCCTAAAATAAAGATTTTTATAAACAACTTCTGTTGACATAGAGCGCATTTTATGGTATAATGCTTTTGCTACAAACCAATAACCATTGAAGAACTCTGAATCGTAAAGAATGTTGCAGAGCAAGGTTTTCTTTTACGATTTTGTCAACGGAAGTTGTTTACATTACAGAGTATATCACAGAAAAAATTCTGTGTCAAGGGATTTTCGCAAATAATTCAGAAAATTTTCTGTGTATTTTTACGGCAGGTTCTTCGGGTTAAATCAAGGAGATTGACTTATGCTCGATTTGCAAAAACTTTTCGCCGAACAGGTCTTCGCAAAAATCACGGCAGCGAAAGACCAAAAAGGTATGACCGACATCGCTCTGATAGGTGCTTTGGCAGATAAAGGGGTCTTTTCTGCCGATATTACGTCTGAAAACGTAAAAGACAGTAAGCATCGGAATCTGTACAACGATTGGCGAAACGGAAAATCAAAGTCCTATTTGAAAATGATAGAAGAACTCGCCGAGATTCTCGACACTACCGTTGAAGCATTAACAGGTATTATCGTGATTCAGAACGCCGGGAATGTGTTGACGAATTCTATTAACGAAAGCGCAAACGCGGTTCTGTTTATAAACGACAGCGCAGAAAATAGTCTGTCTAAACAGGAAGTGGAACTCATTGCTGCCTACCGTAAATTGAGCATAAGAAAACAGGCTGAAATGATTCAGTATCTTATGAAACTTAACGAGGAAGCGTAACGATGGACGTTATTCTCTATCTGCGGTATAGTTCCGACCGGCAGAATGAACAGTCTATCGAGGGGCAGATGCGTGTCTGCAAGCAGTTCTGTGAGCGAATGGGATATACCATAGTCGATATGTATATTGACCGAGCGTTAAGTGCTGCCAAAGATACCGAGAAGCGCGTTGAGTTTCAACGAATGATTCGAGATAGCGATAAACGGTTATGGCAAGGCGTGGTCGTTTATAAACTTGATAGATTTGCCCGCAATCGGTACGATTCCGCAATTTATAAAGCCCGCCTGAAAAAGAACGGTGTGCGGCTTATTTCTGCGACCGAGAATATCGGAGACAATCCCGAAAGCATTATTCTCGAATCCGTGCTTGAGGGAATGGCAGAGTTCTACTCAAAAGAACTCTCGCAAAAAATCACGCGCGGAATGTATGAATCTGCCCTGAAATGTAATTCCTGCGGCGGGCATATTTCGTTGGGTTATAAGATTGAAAATAAAAAGTTGGTAATCGACCCGAAGACTGCGCCAATCGTTCGGGAAGCGTTTGCACTATACGCCGACGGTTGGAGCGTTGCGGATATATGCAAAAAATTTAACGCCGCAGGTTATCGGAGTAAGCGAGGCGCAGAATTCAATAAGAACAGTTTTCAATCAATGTTCCGAAACGAGAAGTATATCGGAGTATATCGTTATATGGACGTTCGCGTTGAGGGCGGCGTTCCTGCCATTGTGGACGTAGATACCTTTAACCGCGTTCAAGCACGGTTAAATAAAAACGCCCAAGCCCCTGCAAGGGGTAAGGCGTTAGTTGACTATATGTTATCGGGAAAACTGTTCTGCGGGCATTGTGGAAGCCCTATGACCGGCGCGGCAAGCACAAGTCATACCGGGCGCAAATACTTCTACTATTGCTGTACGAACAATCGAGCGCATAAAGGTTGTACCAAAAGCAACGTCCGAAAGGATATGCTCGAACAGGCGGTTGTGGACGACACACTTGAACTGCTGTCGTCTGAAATGATAGAATACCTCGCCGATTTAGCCGTCGAAGCATCGCGGCGGGATATCACGGAGAACACGCTGATTCCGTCGCTACAAGCCGAAATCGCGGAATATGACAAATCCATCGAGCGGCTTTTGAAACTCGTCGAGAACGGCGCAGAATCGGCTTCCTTGTCGAAGCGGCTTAATGAGTTGGAACAGCAGAAGCATAGCACCGAGAAAAAGTTGCTGTACGAACAGAGCCAAGTCGTTTTGTTGGAGAAGCCACAGGTAGTATTCTTCTTAACCGAGTTCACAAAGGGCGACCGCGCTGACCCGATATTCCAACGGCGCATTATAGATTTGTTGGTAAATTCCGTAATTCTGTGGGATGACACCGAAGACCCTGACGGCGGGCATATACTGACGATTACCTATAATCTTCAACCGAAGAAGACCCGAACAGTAAGATTAAAGGACTTGCCGTCGGCAAGGTGCGTATTTGACCCCGACAAGTCCACCATAACAAGCAAATACGCACCCTATCTTATTAACAGGGTAGTATTCGCTATCGACGTAAAACACCGCTTCGTGTGAGGCGGTGTTTTAATTTTATTCAGTTATTTCGTCTTTCGGCTTATTCTTCAAGTCATACAGCGTGGATTCCACTTTCAATATAATCCACTCCGTAAGGTCTCCGAAGTTCGCGGTTATGTAATTTTTCGCTTCCACCGACAGAGTTTTCGTCGCCGATTCAACAGCCATATTAAGGGCGTTTTTTTGCGCTGCCGCATCAAACATATTTTTATCCTTGAGGGATTGCACATAAGTCTGATACGTCGCTTTGACGACGGACTGCACGACGTTTATTGCTTCGTTAAGCAATTTCAACGCCTTGCCGTTCTTGATTTTCGTAGAGAGCCACGCCGTAAGGCGTTCAACGCCCCACGCGGCAAGAGCCGTGAGAGCCGTACCCAATACGCTTAAAAGGATTTGCTGAATGTTCATAAAATTTACCTCCAAAAATTTTTATACCAAAAGCGCAATGAGTGCGCCAAGTATGCCGCCGAGAACGGTTGTAATAACGCAACTGATAATCGTGCGTTTGTAATACTTCGCATTGTCCGCAGGTTCGGTTTCGAGTTTTTTCAACCGTTCGCCTTGTTCTTTTTGCTCGTCTAACATATAGCCCATATTGATAGCGAGTTTGTTGACGGATTGCGTGAGTTCGCCGATTTCAGACTGCTTCTGTTCGACTTCTTCAACGCGATGCTTTAACGACTTGATTTCGTGGTCGTGGTCGTTAAGTTTGAGTGCAATCTGTTGGTCGTTCATTTGACAATTCCTCCTTGAACAAAGATTTGAATAGTTTATCCATCTGCTTGAGGGTATTATGGGAATCACTCTTTTTCAAATGCCCTCTCCACGATTGGTACGAAGTGTTCACGTCGAAGAACGTCATTTTGCCCTCATCGACCCATCGTCTAAATATTTTCAGTTTACGTCTCATAGCAGTAATACCTTTTCGTGTGGGCTTACGGAGTACGCGCCCGGTGTCGGATAGCCTGAACAGCATTTTCAAAAAGCGGAAGCCGCGAGACAATTTAACAATCTGTGTTTTCTTTGCATTCATTACGATTCCGAGAGAAGTGCAGACTTCTATTACCTTTTTGCGGCATTCTTCCAAATACTGTTTGTCGTGGTGTATGAGATATCCGTCATCCATATATCGCCCATAATATTTGATTCCGAGTTGCTCTTTGATATAGTGGTCGAGCCTGTTCGGAAACATCAATGCGCTTATCTGTGATATTTGACTTCCAAGCCCTAAACCTTTTTCTCCGAAATCGTTGATAAATCCGATAATAAGATTTTGCATACGAACGTCGGAGAAGCGTTTCTTTACGGTCTCGATAAGCGGTTCGTGCCGAATGTTCTCGAAGTATTTTGAGAAGTCGAACAGCAACACATAGCCGTCTTTGCCGTGTTCCCGATAGAATTTCCGCAGGTGGGCGGTTACACGGTTCAAAGCAAAATCAATGCCTTTCCCTTTCATACACGCGCCGTTATCGTAAATGAACGAGCGAGAGAACAGGGGAACGAGTGAATAATCGCATAAGCAACGCTGTACCACTCTTTCGGATATATGAACGCTTTGAATGTGTCGCGGCTTTCCGCGCTCGACGATATCGAACTCGTAAAAGCCTTTGCTTTTGTAAACGCAATCTTCTAATTCGTGGAAAGTCTTTACGACGTTGAACAATGCGTTTACTTTATATCGTTGTGTACTTGATTTCCAACCAACGCCTGAACAGCACTTTTTATAACTGCGGTATAGATTATCAAATGTGAACGTCTCGTCGTAGTTTCCGTACTGTTCACGCGCTTGTTGGTCTCTACACTCTCTCGCCGCTTTCCGACGTTGATAACGAAGTTCGTGTCTCTCTTGACTGTTCATAGGAAACTCCGTATAGCCATATTATCGAGGCGAATATAGGCTACATAATGATACTGACTATAAAACAGGCTTTCGCCGTTTACCTGCTATGCAAGAAGCGTCCAATCAATCATATCGGAGCATTTATTCATCCTTTTGGGAACGGTTACGCACCCCTTTTGCAAAGGTACTAATTTCACAAAAAGTTACTTTGTCTGACCCATTGTATTGCAAAATCCGAAAGCCACGCCGTTACTGTTACTCGCATTGTTGTTATTGGCATTACCGTTGTTATTGACATTGCAAAAGTTAGTCGAATTACTCGCGTTAGGAGAGCGCAACCACCAATTATTCGCAGAACATAGCACAGCAATAACGGCGCGTAACCTGTATTCAGTTAAGAGTTGAACTTGAATCGTTCGCTATCGCTTTTCTTCACGGAGGCGATGAGTTTCGATTCGGTTGTGATAAGGTCTATCCACTTAATCCATACCTTGTCGTCAATATCGCCGCAGAACAGGTCTTTGGCAATATCCAACTGCGATATCAAGCATTGCAGACTGCAATTTGCTCGTATGAAGCAGTTTTTACGGAGTTGCGCTTCTTCGGTGTTGGTGGGATAGATACTGTTAGCCGACTTTGTTTCGTTATAGACAGACTGCGCGAGACGGACGATTTCGTTCGTAATAAAGAACGTGTAACGCTTCGGAAACTTCAAAGCATAGCGGAGCGTATAAATTTCGAGTTCCCGCGCGGTGTCTAAAAACTGTATGACGGATTCACTTCGTTTAGATTTGAGTACCGACATAATTACTCGACCGGCTTTTCTTCGTCTTCGGTGGGCGGTATGTAAGTGAGCGCATCCCAATATTCCTGATTGAGAATGTTTTCGCCGTCGAGATTAACCGACGGACACGCGCCCGCGCCCAAATAATGGTCGGTATCTGTTACCGAATTCTTGATATACCAACCTGCGGGCTTTTCGGTAAACTTGTACACGAAATGGTACGCGCCACCGATAACGTGAAGTTCGTTGTCTCTGATATAGCATTGACCGTTGTTCGCCGCACAAATTATGCCTTGTCCCGCCATAGTCGGCGTAGCGATAAGTTGATAAGTTTTCATATATTTTACCTCCGAAATATTTTTGACTGTGCCGCCCCATAAAGGGGCGGGATTGTCCGATTAAGGGATTAAACGCAAAAGCCGAAAGCCACGCCGAAACTGTAACTCGCAAGGCTGGAACCGGCACCACCGTTGAGACCGACAACGCAAAAGCTAGTCGAACTACTCGCGCGAGGAGAGCGCACCCACCAACCACTCGCAGAACCCGTACCATTAGAGAGTTTTTTGATACGTTTCGCTGCGGTATTTGCGATATCGCGGTAGTAGGCATATTGCGTACCCTCTCCCGCAACCGAGTAACTGCGCGTTTCGAAGACCTCGATTTCGGAAAGCAAGAACAGACTATCCGACGTAGTATTGATTGTTGTGCTTTGTTCGCCCGCAGACGTAAGTTTATTTACCGGCTTGATAACGGCTTTAACTTCGTCGGGAAGTTGTCCGAGAAGTGTTTGCATTGTGGACGTTCTCATCGCCGAACTCGTCCAACCGCCCGCGTTCGTGTTGGAACTATTCATCGGATATTTCGTAGCAAGCAAATTCTTCATTCCGAGCGTAATTCCTGCTTTGCCACCTGCTGTTAAATTGTCGTGATTGAAGTCGAGAATAACAAGCGTAACTTCTTCGCCTGTGGTAAGAGTAATCGTTTTTTCGTCGCCGACTTTGAATGCAGAAGCCGCTTTCCCGCTTTTAGATATTGCTTCAATTTGCGCCCACGTTGCCGTTGCAAACGTCGGAGCGAAAAGAAGCAGCGTATCTAATTTCGCATCCATTTCGTTTAACTTCGTCAAAACCTTGCTGTTATTCGACGGCAATGCGCTTAACGGAGTAACGCCGTTCCCCGCGTAAAATTCTGCGTTTTCGGGGTCAACGATTACTTCTCCGTCGAGCGGCACATAACTACTTGCCGCAATGCTTGATGCCGTACCACGTTTAAGTTGTATAGCATCGACTGTTCTTGTTGACATATTTAATTCCTCCTGTTAAATCGTTCCGCTGTCGATAATCGTTATCGCATCTAACTCTTGCAACTTGTTTTCGATAGGTTGTAAGAGTGCCTTATTTACATCCGTTCCCGGTTCTGCTACTGAATCGGGCGACGGCGTAATCTTTGTTCTTCCGTCGGAAAGATTCTCCAAAGTGAAGCAATCGTCGCCGACGGCAACCCTGTCTTTGATTGTGCGGGCTTTGAAATCGCCTTGTGCCATATAATTACCTCCTTAATGGTAAGATTCTCGCTTGACCCGAAGTAAACGTGCCGCATTTACGGAACACGCTAACCATCCAATCAAGCAGGTCTTTCAAGTAGAATAGGTTGCGTTCCACGTCGTTTACCTGCTCGTAATCGAGCATAGTCGCAGGGAGCGCAGGGACGGCGGTATATTTATAGAACGACGTAATGACGGCTTGCACGTTCGCAATAATGCGCCGTACGTCGTCCACGTTCGGGAACGAATTCCGCGCCCACGTTTTCGTTGTAACGGTGGACGAATAGCCGAGAGCCGTCAACGTCTCCGAAAGATATTTCGTGTTGCTCTCAATACGGTTCAAATCGCTTGCGTTGATACAACCTTTTAGGTCTTCCGTAGTCGCTTCTGCGCCCGAAGTTACCATTTCAATCCATTCGGCGATTTTTATTTTCGCTGCCGTTACGTCGGTTTCTGTCCTGTCGTAGATAGATGTAATCCATTCTGCCATTACAATGTCCTCCCGGTAATCTTACCTTTGAATGCGCCTGTGTAAGTAATGCTTACGGACGACACGCGAACATTGTTTGTATTGAACTTATTTTCCACGCCGACTATATCGGTTGCATCAATACGCGGGTCTGCCCGCCATTCTGCCGAAATCTTACGGCGGTTTTTAAGCCAATCCTTTACCCACGCGCCGACAATCAAAGCGTGAAGCGGAGAAGTAATCAACGGATTTGCGACAGCCTGTTCTACGCCCGATTCTGCGTTCTTAACGGTATTGTCGCTTGTCGATTCGCTTAACAAATCCCCGATAATGCTAACGTTTACGCTTCCTGCGGCGGTAATAGTCAAAACAGCGGCGTTCGTATAATAGACTGCATTTACAAGTGTTCCACCTGTTACAGTCGCTTGCGCGTTCACGGCGGGATTAGAGTAAGAAACAGTTATCGTTTTTGTGCCGTTGATATCTAAACTGCCTGAAAAGATTTCATACTCTTTATCGTCTTCGGAAATGAAATAGTTATATGATTTCACTTCCACATAGGAAAGGGGCTTTTGCAGGTCGATTTCGGGATAAGAATACGAATTGAATCTCGATATCGTATAATCGCTCGAAATGATATCTTCAATCGGTTCGATATGTAAATTGCCTTGTCTGTCGCAAAGTAGAACACAACAACCCGCCTGTGCAATGTACTGTAAGCATTCCGCTTGCGATATTAAAGGAAGCGGCGCGGTTGTGATAATGTTTTTCAACGATTCGTCGATAACCCATTTAACCGAGCCGTCCGCGTTGAGCGGTAAGTGCGCATCCGTCAATACTTCCACAGCAAGGTCGTACAGGGATATTCCGTTCGGGCGGTAAAGTCCTTTAATATAGGTCGCCGTCATAAACTCTAACAAACTGCTTGCCTTGAATTTCGCAACGAGACCATTCTGCGGTGCGCTCCATTGCGACAAGTAGAACACGCCGCAATCAAGCCATTCGATACTATCGCCGATTTTGAAACCATATTTCACGGTAATTTCTTGCCGTTCCATAAGGTATTTTGACAAGCCTGTGTCGTTATTCGGGTCGTATTCGTTTAACGTGTTATCAATCGAAAAATCGACGGTGGACGTATGCTGCGACGAGCCTATCGGGTCAACTTCGGATTCGTGCTTGAATTCGGTTATATCGCGCTTCGTATATTCCTTGTCAACGCCAATAAAAATATTGCTTATACGCGCCCTATGATACGGCAGACACCACCGCAGGACTTCGATATCAATGCGGTTAAAGTTCGTAATATCGAACCAAACAACGCTTTGAATATCCGAATTACCTGTAATAGTAATCGAGTTGACGGCGGTATTGCCGTTGTACGTCGTTACCTTGAAACTTTCTGGGCATTCTCCGTAGGTATTCGACCAAACAATCGTAAGACCGGGAAGAAGCGTAGAGAAGACTTTCGGAAAACCTATCGAGACAATGGGATTCGTGTCGAACGTGCAGTCCGCTTTACTCATTCCGTTGCCGATATATCCTGTATCCCCGAAATTCGATTTCGGGAGAATTTGTCTCGCGCCGTCAAGCACCCATAAATTCTGCTCCAACGTCGCATAAGGGGGAATATGCTTCTCGACTTCGCTTACAATCTGCGCCGTATTGCCATAGAAGACAGAACCGTTGTCGGATGCGGTAGCGTTTTCGCTTGCTTCGGGGTCGTTAAATCCGAGAGTTATTTTGATATAACTCTCGCTGACAAACGTCTGCTCTTGATTTAATTTCCACGCTTGCGATACGTTCTGCATTCGACAACCTCCTGTTTAGACTTCAATTAAAGAAAGGGAACAGTCCGTCCAACCGAGCAATTCGCCTGTGTCCGGGTCTCTGCGCCACGCGCCCGCCTTTCTATCGTTGATATACATTTCTTTAATGACCCAATCTCCCGCCGTTTGGTCGAAGAATTCAACGCGATTGATAAACTTTCCACCTGCGGACTGTTTGAACATCTGATTGATTCTCGCCCATTGTGCAACGGTAAGATATTTCCACTTCATCGTAACTTTGCCGATATCGTCGCGTATAACCGACCCGACAACTTTCCCCTCAAGGTTACGCCCCGAATCAACGAGAGTGGACGTTACGCCCTCATACGAAGACGGTTCGGGAAGTGCTTTTCCTGCGACGGAAACTAACGCCTTAAATACCATTCAAAACACCTCCCGCATAAATCGTTTTACCGACGGCTTTGCGCTTATTGTACTTTTCAACGACTTCCGCGACCTGCTTGCCGTCGAGATTGACGGTAAGGTGGATAGTCTTTTCGCCATCATCGTTGCCGCCTTGTGCCTGTTGCATTGCTTCGTACACGCCCTCTTTGATACCCTCGATAATTTGCGTATTGTTCGCAACCGTCGTGCGGTGTCCGATAGTACCGACAAGTTCAGGGATGCCGTCTTCGCGGGCTTTGAAGATTTCGCCCGATTCAGGTTGACCGCCGGTTGCATAACCTTTCTGATTTTTCAGCCATTCAAGGATATCGAGTTGTTCTTCGTAAGCCTCTTTTCTGCCGTAATAACCCCAATCGTAAAGCCACGCAAAACCTGTTTTGTACCACGCGCGTTCGTCTTCGGGCATATTGCTTTTCAAATTATTGATAATACTGTCGATTACCGCGTTGAATTGATTATTAACTTCTGCGAGTTGAGCCGCATAACTTTCATTCAAAGTCGATAACGCTTCGCTATCTTGAAACGAGTTTTCGCCTTTATAGATGCCAAGCGCACCGCTAAATTCAGTACGGTCTAAATCCCATAACTGCGAAAGTGTACTTAAACTCGTCGCCTGATTCTTTTTCAAGATATCGAGATATTGTTGCCTGTCGGCATTCAAATCGTTGATAGAACTTTCCAACGATTCTCTATCCGTACCCGCTTTCACGCCTTGTTGAAGTGCTTCTTGCAAGGATAAATCCCATTCATAGGAAGACGTTTTATCGGTTAAAGTAAAGGTGTTGATATCCTGACGAAGTTGTTCAAGTTGCTGTTTTTGGTCGGAAGTTATATTACCGCCGTTTTGCGAAATATCGTTTAAGAGTTGTTGATATTGAGAAGTCAATCCTGCGACTTTTACATTTAACAAATCCTGTGCGGTTTGCAATGACGAAATCAACCCATCGAGTTTCGCTGTAAGTTCGGGAGTAATATTGAGTTCGATTCCTGTTCTAATGCTTGCCATTACACTTTGAATCGCCGCTTCGTTGAGATTATTTGCAGCATCGGCTAATTCGTTAAACGCATCAGAAAGGTTATTTATGGTGTTTTGGTCGATTTTTTCGCAACCCTGAATAGACCGCCACAGGTAATCATAGTTCTTTGCGGCATCAATAAGATTCAACGATGCTTCGTCTAATTTTTGATTCCACTCATCTTGCTTATCGAGATTGATTGTTTTGAAATACACTTCGAGTAATCCGTTGACTTTATCAATCGCTACTCCCGAAACATTCCAAAATTCTTCCATAGCCCTGTCGTGAGCGGCTTCACTTACGGCTTTTATACCTGCGACTACTCCCGATATTACGGCGACAACGGCAGCAATAATAAGTCCGACCGGACCCCACATTGCATACATTGCCGCTCCGACAATAGCAAGAATAGGAACAAGGGCAAGTAAACCCTCTCCGACGGATTTCGTACCTTTCGCCATATCGTATATAGCGTTATAGGTAGTCATTGCTTCAACGCCTAAAAGGGCAATAGATGCGCCGACTTTTTGCCATACTTTCAAATCGCCCAATTTGCCCCAAATAGTTTTGATATTTTTACCGATAGTTACGAAAAATTCTTTAACTTTTGCGCCTTTGACTAAAATAATCAATCCTGTAATCGCAGCCGTCAGGGAGAGAATTTTTGCCGTAGAACCCGCGATATCTGCCGCAGACATATCAACCGTTTCAAACATAGTAGAAGTGTCTGCCCCCGACGAAGATTTATCGTCGAGAATATTCAATTCGTCTATGCCGAGAGTTGCTTTATTGACGTTATTCAAGGCTTCCGCATAACTCTGTGCAGATTTCGTCGCCCTTATGAATGTTTTATCTCCGTGAATCGCAGCGGAAATCATACCGACACTATTTAAGATATCGGCAAGGGCATCGCCCAAACGAATTATCGTAGGTGCTAATGCGTTAAGTATCGGGAGCAATGCGCTACCGAAACTGTTTTTCAAATACAAGCCCTCTGTTTTATATTGAGAGAGTACCTTATTTGCTTCTTCGCTATATTGCGCTATATTAGCAAGACCCTCTTTGGCTGCTTGACTAATTTGCTGTAACAGTCTTCTAACAAGCCGATAAACCATTACATTTTTGAATTTACTGAATAATTTACCGAGCAAATTTGTCGAACCTGCGGCTTTTTTGCCGAGATTATCAATCGTAGAATTATAGGTATTCGCTTGCGATATAAGCCCTGCGTAACGCTGTTTCAAAACGACGAGTTGATTTTCAAATCTTCGCCATTCTTCTTCGGACGGCGGTTTTCCGCGATTACTTAATTCTTCAAACGTCGCTTGTAAAATTTTCGCTTGATTGTTCGCTTTGATAAGTTCGTCATCGATAGAAGATTCAAACGTCGAAGCGGATTTGAATTTACTATCATTTGCAAATTGACTTTCTTTGCTATCCAACAACGCGCGGAGTTTATCTCTCGCACTTATTACTTCGGAACTTGAAGCGGTAAATCCGTCAAGTAAATCCGTACACGATTTTTTGATTTCGTCGCGCCACGTTTCCGTAACCTGTCCGTTACCAAAACTTTCAACAACGCCACGAACTTCCTGCTGTGCGCCCTCAACTTCTTCGACGAGGTTTTCGAGAGAGCCGCGTGTTTCCTGCGTGTTTATGCCGGGAGTGGAAGCATCGAACGCCCGCAGAGCCTTTTGTACTCTCGACAGCGATTGAACGTGCTTCTCGATATTTGCCAACTGTGTCTCCAACTTATTCAACCGAACACGTCCGAGACCTTGCAAATTCTGCTTCAATTTTATAAGACCGTCCGATTTACCGAGACGGTCTAACTTTCTCAACGAGGAAGTTAAGCCGTTGATATTTTCAACTGCTTTGGATGCAGATACTTCTATTTCAAGTTGAATGGAATCAATAGTGTTATCCACAATCTGTTACCTCCTAATCGTCGTTTTTCTTTTTTTGTTTTGCCCGCGCCGCCATTGCAAGGAAATCGGCGCGTTTCTTTTCGTAGCGCAAACGCCTGTCGCGTTCTTCTCGCTCCGCAATTTCCTTTTGATTGCGCGGATAAGGTTCGGTCGGATAGGGAGCAGGGCGAGTACCGCGCTTCGCAAAAGCGTGTAAAAGCGGGGAAGCATCGCACAATGCTTCGTAAATATACAACCCCTGCAACCACAGTTCTTCATTCTTTCGCGTTTGCCTTATTTCGTGAGCGGCGCGGTAATATTCTGTCAAGCAACAATCTTGATTCCAATATTCGTCTGCGCTCATTCCGATAGAAAGGTAGAACGGAAAGAATTGATAAAAAATATCCGTGTAAGTTTGAGCGGGAGCGGAATTACTCTCGCCCCCGCTTTCGCCGGGCGGCAAATCACTTACTAATCTGCCGTCCACAGGACGTTTCCCTCTTTGTCTTCGGGTTCGTCCATAAGTTTATTGATAGGTTCGTTGTACATTTCGATAAGCGTATGAAGCAATTCGTCGCGGTTTCCCATTTTCGAGTAAATCTCGTCGATTACTTCGCGCTTCTCGAACTTATGATGCGCCAAGAACGCACCCGCGAACAACTGCGGCAGGGTTGTCATCGGTTTATCGGAAAGTTCGGAAATCTTTAATCCCTGCCTTTCCATAATCTCGATACTCTTGCGCGTGTATTCGAGAGTGTACGCTTTGTCGTTGTAAGTAAACTTAATCGTTTTAGCCATAAATCTTTACCTCCATTTAGGCTTCTTCGTCGATAGTGATATCGGTCGTCGGCGCAATCGTGATTTTCATTTCACGCACTTCGTTTACGCCCTTGCCGACAAGACTTACCGACAACTTGCCCTTGAATTTGAACTTGCCGTCGCTCCCGGTAGGAGTAAGAACGTCGCCCGCTTCCGTGCCTCCGAACCATACCGCGAAATCGTTTTCGGTATCTTTCATACCGCGAAGCGTTTTGAACGTCTCCAAATCGTAGTTGGCGGTAAATTCGAGAGCCTCGTTTTCGTCGATACCCGGTTCGTAGGTACGTCCGCGATTCGAGAGCGTGGTCGTCTCCAACATTTCGGGCGAACCGAACAGGTCGGGATAGTCTTTGATATCGAGAAGTTTTTCGTATGTCGAAGTTTTCTTCTGCATCAAAAAGGTTTTGTAACTTATCATTGTGGATTACCTCCTGAATATAGTTTTATTTTTTGAAACAACGGCTTCATATCTTCCGATAAGTTGATATATTGTTCCGTCGTCTCGCGGAAAAGGTTGCTTTGCTATGCGCGTAAAGCCCAAAGAGAGCAATTTCGCATCAACAGCGTTGAAAAGTGTTTTGCATTCCGATTTACGCCCGCTCTTTTTATTCGAGAAAACATAAACTTCATACATAACTTTGACGTGATTTTCGTTACTGCCGCTGTCCTGCGTTTTATCGTAAGAAGCATTATCCGCTTCATATACGCTTACGCAGGGGAATTCCGACGGCATTGCGATATAATCACTTGTTACAGAGATGTCTTTGAATTTCGCCGTAAGGTCTTCGTAAACGGCATTGAATACTTCGTTTTCAATATCAATCATTCCCGAAAACCTCCTTTGCGATTTCCAATAATTGTGCCTTGATACTCTTATCGGCTTCCCATAAACACCTATTCGGCGGGTTGCCGTGAGTGTAAATTAAACCGGGTACTGTCGTTGACTGTTTGCCGTTTGTTCCCGGTTCGCCTTTGTAGAACCAAAAATCGTGCTTGCCTTGCCCTTTGCCATACCCGCCGCGCGTGAATCCCAACTCTGCCGCTTTTTCGTGCTGTTCTCCGTAATGAACGCCCGCGCCGAATTCGATAAATGTTACCGATTGTCCGCTTGCGCGAACCGCGATGCAATCATCCCGAATCCAAACAGGTTTTTCAACCACAACGTCGTTTGTTCCGTCATACACCGCAGATTTGAAGCGGGCTTCTGCAACGGCTACTCCGATTTCGGCAAGTCGAGTTAAAAATTCGCGCTGCCGTTTATCGAAGTTATCCCGAAAATTTTCAAGCGTTGTTATCGCGCCATTGATATTTGCGAGATTAACCTTTATCTTCATCGGGATTTACCTGACTGATTGCAATAGCCACGCTGTTAAGTGAACGAGCAACGGCTTTTACAATGTAATCGTGATTCGGTACTTCGTTGGGAACGTACTCTTGAGGGGGAATATCAATACACAAAAGGGTCGTTTCGGTTATGGGGCATTTTGCATCGTCAAGGACGATAACCTTGTTATAGGTAACACCTGTACCAAACAATTCAATCTGCGCATCTCCATTGCCCGCAGAGATATTTCCCTTACATTCGACAGGTTCGTGATAGCCTAAAACGTATTCGCCTGTTCGGTTTCCGTCGTCATCGAAGACAGGAACTTTGCCGTCGTAGAGATAATAGTAAAAGGTCTTCTTGTTTCGTTTCAAACCTTTCATTTACAGCACCCCACAAAACGGAACGATATCTTTGAGCATAGATTCGGGAACGTCGGCATCCGCATAGGTGCGTTTGATTCCGTTCTCGTCGTGCGAGATTTCGCCCTCCGCACCGCGCTTGTTAAGCAGGTAGCAAGCAATTTCTACCTGCTTACGCGCGTATTTTTGAGGGATAACGGCAATATCAACATCGTCCTTGTACGGATATAAACGATTGACTATCGTTTGGGCGGCACTTGAAAGGTAGGCAAGCAATACTTCGTCCGAATCTTCGCCCTCGCTACTTTCAAGCATAAGGCGAAGCATTTTGAGTTTTTCTTCGTCCGTCATACCACTTACCTCCTTACTGATTAGCGAGTGATAATTCTTGCAATCGCAATCTTCTTATGGGGGAAGACCGCTTTCTTCGCGCCGCTCTGACCGTTGTCGATAAGCGACCAATTCGAGCCGGTTTCGAGTTCGGTGTCGGTAGGCGACTTCTTCGCGGGAGTACCAACGAAACTGATACCGTCGGGAGCGATAACGAATCTCTTTCTCGAATAAAGAGCCGTCTCGCCGCCGTTCTTCGCGGCATCTCTCGACATTTCGTAAGGCACAAGTGCGCCCACGTCTTCGAGAGTAATCGCACCCTCGCCGAGAACGTAAGTCGTGTACTTCGTGTAACCGTCGCCCTTACCCGTAGCGGATTCGGCAACTTCTTCGGTAGGCATACCGTCGTCCACGATAACGATTCTGCCGTTGAGAGTGCCGAGCGTGAGATTTCTCTGAATACCGTTGGAATCGATATATTTGAGATATTCGAGCAACTGCAAGTTTTCGAGGTCGGTTGCGACTTTGGAGTGCATAAACGCAATACTGAACTGCGACTTCGCATCACCGCTTGCTTTCTGCAATGCGGTATTCAACGTGGTCGCGCCGAACTTTCCGTCGCCGTCGGTGGTAACGTCGTGCGTGTGTCCGTTTACGAATTTGAGATTTTCCGCGCCGGTCATTGCGTAAATGCCTTTAAGAACGGAAAGAAGCCCGCCCTGATAAACATTCGCCCAATATTCGGCGATACCCATTCCGACCCTATCCATAAACTTTACGCCGCCGGTAATGTCGGAACTGAAATCTTTTTCGAGGAAGCCTTTCGCTCTGCCGCAAACAACGAAGCCCTGAACGAACGTGTCGGGAGTGGAAGTCGTGATATCCGTCTCGCCATCGTAGTTCACAGGGTCGCCCGACAGTCTGCCGAAGTAAGGCAACGTGCCTTTGAACGAGCCGGTCTGTGCGGCGAACAGCGACTTCAAACGCGCATCGCGCTTAATCGCTTTGGATTTATACATTTCGTTGAGATTCACGTTGGGAATCGAATCAACGTATTTGCCGAATACTTCGGCGTTGAAATTTTTGGTATCGAATAACATAAGATGAATTCTCCTTTATAATTTAATTTTCGGTTTTTGCCAATTCGTTATAAAGAGTAGGATTCTCGTTGAATAACTTAACCCTATCTTCATATCCAAGTTTGGCGAACTTTTCTTTCGTCAAGGTCTCCGTTCCGTCGCCCGCAGGGGGAGTAGGCGTTTTCGAGAGAAGTTCCGCTTCGAGAGCCGTGCGTTGGGCTTCCTGATGCTTTTTCTGATTTGCGAAAACTTTTGCCATATCGCCCTGAACCATTGCTTCGGCGGTTTCCGTTGCAAGGGTATCTTCGTAACCAAGCGCGAGAAATTGCGCTTTGTTATCGGCAATAGCCTTTTGAGTTTTGAGAGTTGCGAGTTCTTCTTCCATAGCCCTCGTTTTTTCGGCACGTTCGGCTTCCGCGCGTTCTTCTTCCGTCTGCTTTTCCTGCAATTTGCGCTTGTAGTCTGCCGCTTCCGAATTGCTTTTCGTGAGAGCCTTTTGCAACCTTTCAATTTCCTTTGTGTCCGTAGGCAACTGAACGGATGCGAGTGCCGCTTCGATTTCGCCCGGTGTCATTCCGTCTTTGTAAGAATCTCCGAGCAGTTCTTTGAGTGTCATAGATTTTACCTCCTGCGATTAAAGTCTTCCCTGACTGTGTTTTCTGTTTTATAGTCTTTTCTTGACTTTGCGTTTTAAGGTTTTCACTAACCATTTTCAACCTTTCGGTTTGATTTCGTAAAATAAAGGGCTACCAAGCAGAAATAAATATCCTGCTCGATAGCCCCTGTCGGCTGTTTCCCGCTAACCGTTTATAGCGGTCTTATTCTTTACCTGTCGTCGTATTTCGACAACCACGATATTATCTTTTTCTCGCTTCACTTCGGCGACGTTCCCGCGTTTAACGATTTCCACAACGTCGGCAACCCACGCATTATTCGTCGGTTTCTTCGGTTTTTCCGTCTGTTCCATCTGTCGGGTTGTCTCCGTCGGTAGGATTAGTTTTCGCGGCGGCTTCCGCTGCTTCTGCGGCTTTCTTTTCCTGTTCGATAGCATATTCTTCGCTTATCTTATAGGCGAGTTCCGCATCCGCAAACATACCGCTATGCTCGAATGCCAACTTCGGATGAATCTTATCCGAATTCAGCATTGCAATAAGCACGTTGGATTTTTCTTGAATGTTCTCATAGTTACGACGAGTGAAGCGAACGTCTATCTGTGATACTTTCAAATCCAAACGTGAGAACTTTTTCGATATAGTCAATGCCAAGCGTAGAAAGGCTTTTTCCGAACGCTTGAACATTAACTCTGTATCTTTTGCTTTCGCTTCGGCAACTTCCCAACCGTCGCGCATAATTACGGCAGAGCCTGTATCGCTCGTAGAACTGCCGCCGTTACGATTCGGCATACCGCAGATAGTGAGTATCGTTTGGTACATATCATCAAGAATCGTTTGCGTGTTCGTCTGATTTAGTTCGGGCGTGAGATATTCCACGTCTGCGGGATTATCCGAAGTGCTTTTGAATTTGATACCGCCCAAAGCCTTTAACTTCTCGAAGTCTTCGGGGCTGATATCGACGTTTACAAATTTTATTAACGATTGTACGAATTGTTCGAGACCGTTCAACCTGTCCGACACCGTAAGATTATAAGCATCGAGGAGGGGAACAACGATTTCAAACGCGCCGAGCCTTGCCGTATTCGCCGGGTACTCGATAATGGGAATATCGCCCAAAATATGACGTTCGTCTTTAACGAGAACGCCATTCATAATTTCAAAATAATGGTCTTTCGTATATACGCTGTAAATGCGTGAACCATCGGATTGCTCTATGTATTTAACACCCATTACAGGTTTATTCCCAAGACCATTGTAATAAACAACGAATGTATTACGCGGGTCGAGCGTGAAAATGTTAAACGGAGATTCTTCCTTGTTTCTACTCTTGTTCGGCAGCACCATACGATAGGAAGTGCCGCAAATCGTAAACCAATCCGCGAGTTCCTTATCTTTGGATGCCTTGTCTTCGCAGTACATAAATTCATTGAGTTGCGTTACCTTATCGGTTACGCTGTCTTCTTGTGAATCTCTGCTTACATACTGCAAAGGTTCGCCGAGCAAATACCCGACCTTGAACGACGTAATCTCGTTCGCGCGGTTTACAACAATTTTGTTATTGATTTCCTCGCGGACTTCTTTCTTGCGATAAAGGATAGGTTGAACGCCATTATTGTACTTATACAAGTAATCAATGGCGTTTCGGTTTACTTCGTGGGCTAAAATTGCGAGTTGAAGAACGTCCATAACATTCGTTGCGGTTATGGTATCAACGTCGGTATAAATGACTTTACGCCCGGTCAAATCGGTTCTTGCTTGCGTACCCACGATATAAGCCTCCTTATAATAATTCCGCTATTATTATACACAGAAAATTTTCTGATGTCAACAGAAAATCGCGCGATTTCAGAAACGCCGTGAAAAAATTTCAGGATGAGAGCCGAAAGAATCGGTTTTTACTTCGACTAACTGCGCCAATGAATCGGGAGCATCGTCGTTTGTGTTCTTACCTGTAATTTTGAAAGAGAACAGATTCGTCATAAACAGGCTGTATTCTTTCGACCGTTTCCCTGATTCCAAAAAGTAAAATTCTCTGATTTCAGGGGCTTTATCGAAGATGCGCTGTTCTTTTCTCTTGTTCGTGGGGGCTTTCTTTGACGTAATATTTAGGCGATATCCTTTCTTTTTAAGGGCATCTTCAATCCATTCTTTGTAATCTTCGCCGCCGTTGTTACCCTCAAACCGCGCTGCCTGTATTTTGTGTTTCAGTACCAAATCAACAATCTTCGGGCGCGTAATCTTCTTATCGGAAGAATCGAACACCACGTCGGGAATGTAAACGTCATTGCCGTACTGATACGCCACAGGTGCGGAAACGAAGTCGCCACCGCCGAATGCAGGGTCGCAAGCCATAAAGATTCTGTCGGGTTCTCCGTTCGGCAAAATGCCGTTATAAAAGCGCATATCATCGGGCGCAAACAACGCGCCGTCGCGCTCGATAGGTTCTCCCATATATTGTGCGAACCACGAAGCAAGGTCGTTGTTACGCTCGAACGAAGCGCGGCGTTGTCTGTAAAATTCGGTAGAGAATCCCACACCGTATGAATACTCGAAATTTGATTCGTCCGTTGTCGGGTCGAGCGCGGGAATATTGATTATTAAGAAGCGGCGATTCTTGAACGCAGGGTCGTTCATAAGCAAATCCATTCTTACGCCCGCAGGGTCAACCATAGACCACCGCGTACCGACCCAAAGTATCTTTGCTTGTTCTTTCGCACGAGGAATAAGGTTGTTATCAACTTTGAACCACGCACCCGCGAGACGGTCTTTATTGAGTGCTTCTTCTATGCCGCCGATTAAGTCGTCGGAGATTAAGAATCCGTTACAGTCGCAAGCACCGTTCAGCGTTCCGTACAGGGAGCGGCAGGTAAGCGACGGATAACGCTTCTTGCGGTTGATATTAACGATTTCGTCCTTTGCGTTCGTGTTCGCTATCGAGCAGTCGGGGAAGATTTCGTGCCAAGTATAGGTGTACTTGTCGTTGATAACTTCAAGAACGCCCGAATACATTGCCGACGTAATGATATCGCTATACGCCGAGTACAGATTCGAGAGTTCGGAGTTCCTGCCTATAATCCACGTTAGCGCGAACATAATAATCGTCGTCTTTCCGACACGCGGCGGCATTGAAATGAATAGTTCGTCTAACTTGTCGTCCACAAGGTCTTGAATCGCATCCACGACCATTTTCAACTTCTTGCGGCGCGGCTTGTAAAAACGCTCATTCGGCTTTCGGTTGATTTCAAGATACAGCATATAACTGTCGAACAGGTAAGGGGCTTCAAAGAGTAGAGTACGATTCACAAGTCCAATAAGTGAAGCGGCGACGTTCCCGCTCGTGTGCGGGATATTCTTTTCGCATAGCGACCGCAGTTGCGTACTCAAAGTGAGTGCTTCCTGTAAATCATTGTCTTTTTCGTTACGGCAGACGGAAAACAAGTCTTCGTAGGCTTGATAGTCTCCCGGCTGCCTTTTTATTTTGTCGAGAATTTTTGAAATTAGGATTCTGTCAATCATAGTATGTACTCCCTAAAAAGAAAAGGACTGAAAGCATATTGCTTACAGTCCTAATCGACTTTGAATCACGCCCGATTGCGTGAAGTGATTTCAGTTTAATGTTTCTTAAAAACGGCTTCTATCCATATTTTCAGAATCGTAGCCTGTAACCTTGTCGTCCACAAAATCCACGATTACCGTGCGAACGATAGTGCCGCCCCGCATAAATCCTTTGAATTCGGAATGTTTCCACGTTAAGGTTTCTACGCCGTCTTTCGTGCGACAACCTGTCGGGTCTCCGAACAATTTGAGTACATCGGCTTTCGGCATTCCTACTTTGAGTTTTCCGTAACCTTTAATCATTGCTTTTGCGTTCATTATCATCCTCCAATAATTCATAAATTATTTGCTCGTCCGTCGAATCCTTTTTGGAAGTGCGGGCGGCGGGTTTTACTTTGATTAAACTCAATCCTGCGATTACGACAATTATAACCATAAGCGACGGATAAAAGATAAATGAAGCAATCGACCCGACGATTAAGATAATAATTCCGAAAATCAACCAAAACTTTTTCATAGTATCTCCAAAAGTGGAAAAGTGATAAATAATAAGGATTTCCCAAAAAGTCTCTTATAGAACGCTACTTATAGAGGACTTTACTGAAAATGCTTAAAATCATTCACTTTTTACATTGTTTGCTTTCTCAAATTCGGCTACGCGGCGGTAAAAAGTGTTCGGTTTGATACCAAGATGCTTCATTGCCGCCGTCGCTGTTATCTGCCCGGACTTCCAAAGACGATATTCCTGCTCGAATTGAGTGCCATCGACTTTAATCGGGGCGCGACCCTTGAATTTACCCTCCGCTTTTGCAATGGCGATACCCTCTGCTTGACGAACGCGGATTTTTTTACGTTCTTGGTCTGCGACCCACGAAAGGGTAGTAAGCATCATATCTTCAATGAACTTCCCGATATCGCCTTGTGCCTTGAACCTGCGGCTGTCGAACACACCGTCCATATCGAGCGCGACAATATCCGCGTTGAGTTCGCGGGTAATATATTTCCATTCGTCTTTTACGGCTTCGTAGTTTCTGCCGAGCCTATCAAGGCTGTCGATAAAAAGAACGTCGCCGTCGCGGAGTTTTTCACGAACCTTGTTATATTCTATTCTGTCAAAATCTTTGCCGCTCTCTTTATCCACAAAAAGGCATTTATCGGTAACGCCGAGTTCTCTCATTTTAACGATTTGCCTTTCAGGGTTTTGGTCTTTGGACGAGACCCTTACATATCCGAAGTTCATTGTGTACCTCCAACTGACAAGGCAAGTATAGCACATAGTATTTCAAAAGTCAACATATTTTTGCAACATTTCAAAAGAATTTTTATTGAAATAGTCGCCTTTTTTACTTTGCGCGGTGCATTCGGGGTTCACCCGCGCCGCTCTGCGGCAATATATCCCCCGCCCACGGCGCGGCGGCAGCCGCCGGGCGGCGTTGCGTTAGACTATACCCGAACGACACGCGCCGCAACGGTTAAAAAAGCATTGCAAAAAAGTTAAAATTTTATTTTGAAATGTTGCAAAAATGCTTGACAACCCTATTGCAATAGTATATAATAAAAGCACAACAGAAAAAGCCGCCCGCCCTGACAGCCGACCAAAGCAAGCAGGACGAACGGCACACCACGACCCACGCCGGGCGCATAGTGCTTTTATATTGTAGCATAAGCCGCCCGAAAAATCAATCAATTTTGGGAGGCTTTTATTTATGTTTAACTTCGTTATTATCGCAGGACTTAATGACAAGGACAGCAAGCGGCAGGAAATACCGACAGACACCGCCCGCGCGACGGTTGCCGGGATTGTCTGCAAGTATGCGGACGGCGCGACCCTGACGGACTGCAACGGCATTTACAAGCACAACGACGGCAGCGGCGCGGTTGTGTTTGAAAAGTCTATAAAAATTGAAATATGCGGCATCACCAAAGAAAACGCCGAACGGATAGCGGACGAAATAAAAAACGCATTGAATCAAGAATCCGTTTATTTTTCAATGTTTGCCGCCGATGTGCGCTTTATCTGATACCACCACGCCGCCGGGCGTGATTGTATAAAAATTTTATTTTATAGTATGGAGGTACTATTATGCAAACCATTTACACCACAACCCAACAAGGGCAGCGCATCCTCGCAATTTGCCGCAGCGAATCCACGCGGAACGGCTTCCGGCATTTATGCGAATTGCAAACCGAAAACGGCTACACCATAGCCGCCGCCAAAGTCTGCTATATCCATAGGACGTGGGAAGTCTATAACTTCCAAACGGCTATACACAAGGCAATAGACAAGGCACACCTCGACGGCGACAAGGCAACGAACGAAAAACGCCGCCGCGCATTAAAGCGGCAATTTGACCGCCGCGCTTGCCCCTCGTATTACGGCGCAAGGAGGGCGAAATAATGAGACACTATAACGAATACGAACAGCAAGCCCGCGCATTTATGAGCAAGGCGGGCGCAAAAATGAGCATCTGCCGCGTTGAAATCGTTGACCGCTTCCCGAACGACGACAGCGACACCGGGCGCGGGAATCGTTGGAAATACCGCGTAACTATACGCCGCGCGGGTAAAAGTTATAGTTTTAACTTTTACGACAGCATCCGCGCATTTTTAGACGGCGACCGTCCGCGCGTGTATGATATCCTCGCAAGCGTTGAAAAATATGAGCCGTGCGGGGATGCGTGGGATTTTGCCGACGAATACGGTTACACCATAGACAGCCGCGAGGCATATAACCGCGTGGAGCGAATTCGCCGCGCCTGTGAAAAACAATATAAACGACTGCTTGACATTTTCGGCGAGGCGTTGATGGACGACCTCCGCGAAATAAACTAAAAAAAGACGAACGCGCCCAAACCCGCCGCAAGGCGGGCGGCGGCGTTGGAGGTAGAATTATGACGACAACGACGACAGCACCCAAAAGCAACCGCATCCCGCGCAAATTCGACCGCATAACGGTTAAAATGAACATAGAGACGAGCCAAGACAAGCCCGGCGACGTTCTGCGCCGTATGATACAAGCCGAGCGCAAGCGCATAAACGAGGTACTTCTGCCACTTTTCAAGGCTTACGGCTTTAATAAATACGGCATTTCTGCCCGCTTCTCTAACGGCGAGACGTGGTACAGTCAAATAGCATAACAAGGAGGTAAAAGTATGGATTTCTACGTTGATTTCACGAGCGGCAACGATTCGACCGTTCTGCACCAAACGCCCGACAAGGCGGCGGCTATGGAATTCGCGGAGACGACGGCGGCAGAATATAGAGCCGCCGCCCGGCACGGAGTTATAGCCCTGTACGCCCTGACGACCAAGCGCGGAATACCTGCGCGGGAAATTTTCCAAATATGGGAGGTATAACTATGCCCGCATACTACCAAGCACCCTCAAGCCGCATTTTACAGCCCTTGACGGCTTACGGCAGCGAGACGGTAACAATACCAAGCGCGGACGATATCGCGGCAACGCTTACGGCGTGGGGCTTGCCCTGCGCCTCTGCGGGCGTGGATGCCGCGCCGCAAGTCCTGACTTACTATTTTAACCTGCTGAACGTCAAGCAACGCCCGCAAGTAAAGCGACACCTTGCCGCGCTTTCTGCCGTTCTGCATTGCCGCGTAACGGAGACGGAGACGACAAGGGCGCACTTCGCGCTTTCTGCGCCGCGCCCGGAGCGTGTAACGATTCCATTCAGGGCGGCGTTACAGAATAAGGACTACAACGCCAACCGCGCACCGCTGACGGCTTGCATCGGCTACGACAGCCAAAACGAGCCTGTTCTGCTTGATATCACAAAAGCCCCGCATCTGCTTATAGCGGGCGCGACCGGAAGCGGCAAAAGCGTTTGTTTGAATACGCTTATAAACAGCCTACTATTCCGAGCAACGCCAAACGATATGCGGCTGCTTATGGTAGATACCAAGCGCGTTGAACTTTCTGCCTATGAGAATCTGCCGCACCTGTACGCGCCCATCGCCAAAGACGGCACGGAAGCGGTTAAGATTGTGCGGGAGTTAGTCCGCATTCTGCGCGAACGTCAAGCGATGATGGAATCGCGCGGCGTGGTGGATATTTCCCAAACGGAATACCCGCGCATTCTGTTAGTTATCGACGAGTTAGCCGACCTCGTTTTAATGTGCAAGGACGAAATGAATCCGCTGCTTATCACGCTTGCACAGTTAGGCAGGGCGGCGGGCATTCATCTGATACTTGCAACGCAACGCCCGACCGTTGACGTTGTAACAGGCTTATTAAAAGCCAACGTGCCTTGCCGCATAGCGTTACAGACGGCAAGCATCCGCGATTCTATGACGATTCTCGACCATAAGGGCGCGGAGCAACTGACAGGCAAGGGCGATGCACTTCTGAAAACGCCCGACCGCGTGGAAGAACGCCGCATCCAAATAGCCTATATCAATCGCACCGATATAGACAGCGTTGCCGCGTGGTGGAAGAATAACGGCGTTATACAGGGGGATTGACTTATGCCGTACAAAAGCGAGAAAATCCCCCTGAACGAAAAGCAAGACCGCCGCCGCAAACTGACGAGCGAACAAAAAGACGAAATCCGCGAGTTATACAAAACAGACTTTCATTCCCTGAACAGCCTTGCAAAACAATTCGGAGTATCAAAGAAATTGATTCTGCTTATCGTGAATCCCGCTTCTGCCGAAAAGAACAAGCAACGAATCAAAGAGCATTGGCGAGACCACCAAGCCGACAAGGACGAACGCGCGAGAATACAGCGCGAACACAGACGATATAAACAAGCCCTTTACGTCAACGGCGAATTAAAGCCCGATTGACGGCAAAATAACCTCCATACAGACAACCGCCCTCGACTTCAACGCCGGGAGCGGTTGTTTTTGTTTGTCTTTTATCGAGCGCGGGCGGCGGCTATTCTTCGCCTGTGCCGTCGGAATCGCCTGTTTCTGCCGCTTCTGCCAAATAACGCTGCCTGACGGCTTCGGGGTCTTCTGCATCGCCGAGCGGATTCTTCGGTTCAACGACAATTTCCTGTTTATCGGCATATCCGAAATGATTTTTTCCGAGAAAAATGCCGCTGACAGGGTTTATTTTGCCGTTCTGCATATAATCTTCCCAAAGTTCTTCGAGAACAGTCATAGCCTTTTTTACTATGGGGGAGTGCGTAACACCTCTGAAATTGCCCCTCGACCAATCATAAAGTGTCTTTCTGTCAATCCCCAAAGCGTTTGCCATTCCTGTTACGGTGGGCTTCATATCGTCTTCTGCGCAATGATTGAAATACCACATAATGCGGTCTTCTACCTGCTGCGGGTCGGATATGTCAATCGGGTCTAACGAGTACACCGCGAGAGCGTGTCGCAGATACCTTGCATTGTCGCCCGGTTGCGTTTGAACGTCGCCGAATCCACCAACGCCCTGCGGATTATTTCCCGGACGTTTAGCGAATTCCTTGACGGTTTCCTGCGGGAGCAAGTCCGCGTTTTTACCTTTCTGTTTATCCATAAGATTACCTCCTGTTAAAATTTTGTAGTAAGTGATAAAGTGAATAATAATTGCTTTTTTCAGTAAAGTCCTCTATATACACGCTTCTATAAGAGACTTTATAGCAAAATGCTAAAATAACTCACTTTTTCCCTTAAAAGTATTGCACACGAATTACTTATCGCTTTTGCCACACACGCCCGCCGCCGCATCATAGGCGGCTTTTTCGGCTTTATATTTACAAAGAATCACGGAACACTTTTCAACGAAATCTTGCATTTCGAGAGCGGCATTCAAAGCACTATCATTTTCTTTTAAGAGCCACTCTGCGACTGTTTTGCCGAGAGAACATTTTTCGGTACAGTATGTAGGAAATTTTCCCTCAATCTGCACTCGATATGCTTCATACGCGGTAGCAAAGTTTTCTTTAATAACTTCGTGCATCGCGTTATCTACCGCGCTTATAAGTTCGTACCACGCTTCGGGTTTATCCTCTGCATAGCGTTTAAGCCATTCAAATTCTGCGTGTTGCACCCGGTTATAAAGCCTATCGCAAAAGTGATTCATTTCCGAGACGGAAATTATTATCTTTTGAAATTCTACCCGCGATTTGAAACAAATGCTTTTGCCGTCGCAGGGAGCGCAGTCGCCGTTGCAATCCGCTTCGGCTATCATTTGAGGAGTAGGACGAAATTCGCCGCATCCGAAAGAATTCAGGCAACTGCCGTCGGGGGATTGAAAGTGGCAGCCGTTCTTGTCGCATTTCTGTTTCATCGTTCCTTTTTCTCCTTTCGCTTTTCTTCTCGAATCCAACGCTTTACCACGCCTTTGTCGCAAGCACCTGTCAAGTAAAAGAGGGCGCGGGCGAAGTAGCGTTCGAGTTCTGCTTTCTCCGCAAGGATGGCGTTCCAAGTACAGCCCTCGCAGTTTCCGTAATCGTGGCAGAATAATTTCGACGGACACTTTTTCTGCTTCATTTCTGCACCTCCGCGAGACTTGCCCACGCTTCTTTTTCCGACAAGTAGTATTTTTGCAAGTGGCGCACAACGCAACTTGTAACTTCTCCGAGCGTAACGATATAAACCGTCGCGGTTAAAATGCTATAATGCCCTAATAGAACGCCGTGTTCGAGTTTCCAACCTGTGCCATTGCTTTCTACCCAATAGACGGTTTTGCCGTAGTCTTTGCAAACGTCGTTCCTTGCGTTCATTCGACCACCTCGACGGATTCCTTGATATCAATGCGGATTATCTTTCCGCACAGATAAACGCTTACGCCGTTTTTCTCTAACTTCTGTGCCAAGCCGTTCTTTATGACGTTGACGGCTTGTGTTATCCACGTTGCATCAATCTTCATTTTTGTGTACCTCCTGTGCGGGCGTTCCGATTGCGTTCTTCGGACGATTTTTGTTTGC